ATGTCGAGAGTGGGGTCAATGAACAGCAAAGCCTTTGCCGCTCGCACATAACTGTTCCAACGCTGGTTGGCTTCTGTGAGGGAAATTTCACCGTCACAGTGAACGTTCTCAGGGCTCATTAGAATGTTGAGCTCATCCGCAAGTTCCTGGCGGTGTGCTGAGTTGTTCATATTGATAAGAGGAAAACCAAACAATTGCTTGCGGCGATTGAGGTTGTTAACTACGTTATTGAGATCTTTCTGCATGTTTTCTACCCTGTTTGTTAACCTACATATATATAATAGCACAAACAGCAGATTTGTCAAGTCTGTAAGTCCTTGATTCTACTAGACTTTACAAATTTATTTGATAAATACTACAAAATATGGAGAAATCATGCCACGTTTAAGCCTGTGGAATCCTATAAAACGCAACGATTGGAAGTTCATTGATCGCATAGTAGGCGAGCATATATACGCTGGTGGCACAGGTGTACACGTACACAAATACCTTGGGGTATATGATAGCGACGAAGTAGACGACAGTACTCGTCCTCCTCAAAGTGCAAGTGACGCTGGCGAAGTGTTTATACAAGATTTACTGTTTTTAGAAAACAGAGATCGTAAGTATGCTGAAGAAATTTACGAACTGCGAGGTCAGTATAACTTACAAGACAACGATGCGTTTGATCTAACACAATTTGGACTATTCCTAGCAAACGACACACTGTTTATGAACTTCCACATAGAAAGCATGGTAGAATCCATAGGTAGAAAGTTAATGCCTGGTGATGTACTAGAATTACCTCACCTACGTGATGATTTGCTATTAGGCAGTGATGAAGCAGTAAACAGATTTTATGTGGTACAAGAAGGATCTCGACCTGCTGAAGGTTTTGATCCAGGTTGGTGGCCTCACTTGTGGCGTGTTAAGTTAGGACCAATAACAGATTCGCAAGAGTACAGAGATATACTGGGCACTGGCGAACGTGACGAAAACGGTGAGTCTCAAGATTTACGTTCGCTTATCAGTCAATACGAAAACGATATCAACGTTAATGATGCAATACTTGAGCAAGCTGAAAAAGATGTTCAATATGATCCTCAGTACAGAGATGCTAGAACACATTTATATTATGATGGTTCGGTGCCAGACAAGCCAACTGTTGGCTTTGACGAATACGGTGATGGTGCAACTGTACCAAACGGATTAAGTGTTGTAGGCAGTGGAGAGAGTTTCCCAACGTTAGGTGTTAGTGACGGTGACTTCTTCCTGAGAACAGACTTCTCACCAAACAGACTGTTCCAAAAATCAGGAAACAGGTGGATCAAAATTGGTGATGATAACAAACAACGTTGGGCGGCAGCGAATAGATTATTAACAACATTTGTAAACAATGATGATCGCACCACTCTTGCAGACGGAGAAACTATTGACAGCAAAACTAACTTATCGCAGGTTGTTAAACCTAGGACTGATTAATGTTTTGCATGTTTAAAAGGAAAAAAAGAATGGACAGACAAAATGTATATGAACAACTCAAGATCGACGAGGGTGTCAAGTATGAGATCTACCTTGATCACCTGGGCTATCCAACCCTTGGAGTCGGCCACCTCATTAAAGAGGGAGAACCCGAACACGGAGCAGAAGTTGGCACAGCGGTCAGTGAACAAAGAGTTGCCGAACTATTTGAATGCGATCTCGACACAGCAATCAGCGAATGTCACGCTTTATACGGAGAAGGGGACTTTGATAACTTTCCCGGAGAAGTGCAAGAGATCTTGGTTAATATGATGTTTAATATGGGTCGCACTAGACTCAGCAAGTTTAAAAAGATGAACGCTGCATTGCACGAAGGCAATTGGGCCACTGCGGCAATAGAAGGCAGAGATTCTCGTTGGTATAACCAAGTCACCAACCGTGCAGAAAGACTTATGAGCAGACTGGAGGCAGTATAATGTTAACAGATTATATCAAAAAAATAATTAGAGAAAGAACATCACTAGATGGTGCGGCATTAATTGTTATTTGCGGCAGTGTTTTACTGCTGGGCGGTTTAGTTAAATGGGCCGCATGGGCTGGGTTAGCATACGGCATCTACACATTACTTAAAACTGAGGGTTAAACACTAATGGTTGCTGGCAAAAACATGGATTACTGGTATGACGCCCAGATAAAGCGTTATCTAATACAGTTGATTCGCGTGTTTTCAAATTTTCAAGTAAAAGAGAACACCAGAGACGGTGTTAATTATAATCGTGTACCTGTAAAATATGGAGATGCCAGCAGAATGGTTGCACACATTTTACGCAACAATTCTGAAAATGTTATTAACAGTGCACCTCAGATCAGTTTGTATATCACAAACATGCTTTTGAGCAGAGATCGTGCACAAGATCCTTTCTTGCAAGACACTCAGCAAGTTGCAGAACGTGAATGGGACGAAGTAGATGGATCATATACCAGTGAACAAGGTAACTTGTACACAGTAAAACGTTATATGCCTGTGCCATATGATATGACTATTAACGTAGATATATGGACCACAAACACTGATACTAAACTACAAATACTAGAACAGTTCTTTGTGTTATTCAATCCCAGTATTCAGTTGCAGAGCAACGATAACCCACTTGACTGGACTAATGTATTCGAAGTAAACATGAGAGATATTACATGGAGTAATCGTAGCGTACCGTCTGGTACAGATGAACAACTCGATATTGCAACAATCAGTTTTGAAGTTCCTATCTGGATATCACCGCCTGCTAAAGTAGCAAGACAAACCATTATTCAGCAGATTATCAACGACATCAACACTATTAAGAGTGTTGAGGACTTGGGTTTTGATAGCAGTTACTATGACTTCTTTAGCACAATCGAAAGTGATGGTAATAGCATACTGATTGTTACTCCTGGTAACTTAAAACTACAAGTATCCAACGGCACTGCAACTCTAATAGACACAAGTTTGCAACCGTTTGCTTGGCAGGATTTACTAGAACAACAAGGCGAATTGAGAGAGAGCAGTAAATTACAACTTAACCTCAGCGAAGATGCAGAAGCAGAAGATCAACTAGTAACCGGTTCAGTAACTGCACTTCCTGGAGTACCACAAACATTGGTATTTAACTTAGATCCTGAGACATTGCCTAGTAACAGTTTAAATGCTGTAGATAAAATGATAGATCCCAGAGAAAGTAAACCTGGTGGTGTACTACCTGCTGCCGCATTAGGTCAACGTTATTTGATTGTGGAAAGCATGCTGTCTACCACTTTCCCCGAATGGAATTTAACTGCTGATGTAAACGACATCATAGAATACAACGGGACGGAGTGGGTTGTTGCATTTGACGCAAGCGAAGTCGACAGTGTGCAATGGGTGTTAAATACGTTTGCAAACGAACAATACAAATGGACAGGCAGCGAATGGATAAGCAGTTGGCAGGGTACTTATAATCCTGGCTACTGGAGGTTATTGCTTTGACTATAACCGCCGCTGGCGTATTATTTTTAGCAAAAGACACTGGACGATGTTTGTTACAGCTCAGAGAAGCAGACAAGCGTCAGCGTCACACCTGGGGATTTTTTGGTGGTACACTAGAACGAGGCGAGACTCCATACCAAGCCATACAACGTGAACTTGCAGAAGAAATAGGCATAGTTCCAGATATAGAAAAGCTCAATCCCATAGACGTATTCCAAAGCAAAGACCGTAATTTTTACTACTACAGTTTCGTTGCAGTAGTAGATAATGAATTTCATCCTACACTAAATAATGAGAGCGCAGGCTATGCCTGGGTTGACATAGGTAAATGGCCACAGCCATTACATCAGGGAGCAAAAACCACACTGTACAAAAATGGAGGCACAGACAAACTTTATACTATTTTAAATTTACATAACTAGTAGGAGAAAGTATGTCAGACGTTATAGATTTTGTATGTTTAAGAATTCAAAGTGAATTAGACAAGTACATTAAAACTAAAACAGTACCACACGACTTATTAGAAGGCACATACAGCATTGACGACATTAAAAAATGCAAAAGCACATTCACTAAAAGACAGCAAAAAGCAGCCGACAGATTAATAAATCAATACACTAAAAACATTCAAAACAATCTCGAAAGTTTAAAAACAGCACTAAGAAAAGATTACGAAAACACAATTGGAACACTAAGAAGTACTCATCCAGACTTTATGTTTCCCAGTGTGTTGGTAAAGTATCGCAACAATATAAATCCAATAACAGCACTTTATTACGAACTCAGAGAAGCACTGAGAACATACAATAGCGAAAATGAATACAAAGTGTGGATCGTTGATCTTGTAAGCGATATGGAATTCAACAATAAATTAATAGGTGGATTAAGCACAGACATCAAAAGATTAGAAAGGATAATACAGAGATACTACTGGCCTTTAGTACAAATAGATAACAACATTCCTTTAGAATTGTTTCATGCTAGACAACTTATTAAAGATTACAAGCATTATATAACTGTGTTTGAAAGCATTAAACATTTTGACTTAGACGAATAAAAAAGCGGCCTTTGGGCCGCTCAATGCTTTCTGCTCTGGACGTTTCTTATACTTGTTATTGTTACGTATTCTTTTTATCGTCCGTGTTATTTATTTCTGCGCTGCCACTCTTCCTCACTGCCAGGATAGCGCCAACTCCACACTGCTACACCTAACATAAATGCACCACTCCATGCAACTGCTTTGATGTTGTATGTAGTAAACCACAGGAACGCCAAACTGCTGCTCATTACTATCAGCATTGCATACTTCATACGTTGTGGAAATATGCGTTTCTCAACCCAGTTGGTCAGAAACGGTCCAAAGTGTTTGTGATTGTATAACCATGTGTGCATGCGTTCACTGCTCTTGCTGAAACAGTAAGCCGCAAACACCAAAAATATGCTGAAGGGTATACCAGGAGTTATAAAGCCTATGTAGGCCATGCCCATGCTTAATACGCCTGCTGTGCGCCACAGTGCACGTTTAATAGGGGAATTGGATACGTTTAAATCTTTTGACATACTGCTCGTCCATGCCCAGTGCAACCATTACGTTGCGACTGTTATCATTTTTTAATTGGTTCTCACAGTATTTAGCTTTTGCAGTTTCGTGTACTGTAACATATTGCTTACTGGGCGCAGAATCCGAAAGTTCCTGTAGCCATTCTGACAACATATAATTTCCTATCTCTACTAGCTCATCTGTTTCTGTTTCGTCAGGTTGACCCACTGCGATCATGTTGGGACTGAATATCTGTTTGGCCCATTCAGGTAATTCTCGTTCTCGCTTTGCTGTAAATTTTTCTGTTACTTTAGCAAATGTTTTAGCTGTGTTACTATCTCCCACTGTGGGGCTGATATCGTGGAAGCAACCTGTTACTTTCTTTTTACCGCATATTACATCATAACCAAAGATAGGCATTGTGTGTTCAGGTTTTGCAAATGCTGCCACATGCATCATCCACATGCCTCTATCTTCACGTTTGTCTATAACACTGATGTGTCCTAACTCTAACTTGTCGGAACGAAAAAATATATTTGTATGAAAGGGCTGATAGGTTTCCCCATTATCAAAAGTTTCGGCATGCTTGCTAAAACTTTGCTCAAATGAATTTTGCAAATTTATAAAATTATCCCACATTATATATGTGCCCCAACTGTTCGCTTATTTCAATATGCCACCTGAATGCTTCGCTAACTTCCTTAACATAAAATTCATGATCCGCAAACACATGGTTTTCTCTGATATATGTTCTGCAATAATCTAAATCTTCAAAGTCATACAGTGAACTGGTATCTGGATAACGCTTGCGCATTATCTGTCCGCCATACAAGAAGCCCATGTAGTTTAAATAAATGTGTGCACTGGGATTGTTGCTGTGTCTGATATAAGACGCATAATCGTATACTGCGTCAGCCGCGTGTGCATCCAGATCTTTCAGAGACAGCAAATCACGTTCTATTTGTTCTGAACGTTGTAAAAATTCTGGTACTTGTTTATCCAGTGCATGAAAGATAACTTGCCAGCCCAGTATATAGCTCTTGCGCTCTTGTGGTGTTTGTTCGCCACGAAACATGCGCTGATTAAAAGGAACACTTTCTAACTGTGTGTGTAAATCCTGTGTGGCTGTTTTAATATCCATGTGTGTATTTATTCTTCTGTATCAAAGAAAAACATGTGCCACAGCCTGGCATCATATTTGTCGCTGCCAAAGTATCTACTTGCACTGTGTATTAAATGTCCATCAAACAATACTAATCTGTTGAACACGTTGCCAAATCGATCCAGTTCATCGTATGGGGTTTTATCACAAAAAGTTTTCTGATTAAATACCTTCATGCCTTCGCCGCTGTTCCAATCTATATCGCCGCTGTGGTGCTTTTTGGTTTCTCTGTGCTGCCAAGTGCTAGTACCACAATCAGGTGGAGCGTCTGGCGTAAGGTAAATCATGCCTCCCCACATTTGTTCGTCGCAGTGGTATACCAAGCGTTCTTCACAAAAATTCCATTGGAAGCGAGCATTCATACCATATGTCTCACACCAACCTGTAACTTTACTGCCTATGATTTCTTCAAAGGCTTCTTTAACACCAGGTATGTCATGTTGTGTTCTGGTACGTCTGCCCACATAACCAGGATCATCATGAAACTCTTGACTGAGCGCATAGTCACGCACTGCATGCGGATCCTTATAAAAGTTATCTACAACAAATGCACGTTTGCTTTGTCTATACTCTGGGTTGACAGATAAGAAGTCCATTTAAAATCCTGTGTATTTGCTTCTAACAAACTCTAAATCAAATTGAGTGTAACTGATAGGAATGC